GGCACAGTCGCCGGGTTCCCGTGGCGCGGCCGCATCACTTCGCCGGGCGACCTAACCCAAACGGCGACGAATGATGTCGCCTCCTTCATGGGCAACGCGGCAGTCGGCGATTTTATTCAAGATTCGATCAACCTGACGGTCAACTATATCGGCGCGGCGGGTCTGTTCGATTGGACGTTCCGCCGCATGATCTTGCACTATGCGAACCTGTGCGCGATGGCGGGCGGAGTGAACCTGTTCGTGATCGGCTCGGAGCTTCGCGGCCTTGAGATCCTGCGCGGTCCAACCTGGACGAACCCGGGCACTGTCGATGGTTCGGGCAATGCGATCTGGGACTACCCGATGGTCGCGGCTCTGAATCAGCTCACTGACGACGTCAGGACGACATTCGACAATGCCGGGTTCACCAAAAACTCGACGACGTCAGAGAATCTGATCACCTATTCGGCCGACTGGTCGAGCTGGATGGGGTGGCAGCATGCAGAAGCGAATGGGCAGTGGCCGCATCTCGATCAGCTGTGGGCCAATGCAAACATCGATTTCGTTAGCTTCGACAACTACATGCCGCTGACGGACTGGACGACCGGCTTTGGCGGTTTGGACGCGACGAACTGGAAAGAGCCGAAGTCCAATGGGGTCTGGCCGCCTGGACCGGCACAATTGAACGGCTTGGGTTTGAGCGGGCCGCCAACGATCTATTCGACGCCATACCTCAAAGGCAACATTGAGGGCGGACAGTATTTTGATTGGTTCTACAACGATAGCAATAATCTTGGCCGTGGCCTCGACCCAGGGGGCACGGACCTACAAGTCTCGCTGCCGGAAGGCGATCGTTTGGCGCAAGCGCGCAATCCGTACTTTCCGCAGCAAGAAATTCTCGCCAACAAGCAATTGCGGTGGTGGTGGAATAACAGTCACCAAGCCGTTTATGACAACGGCAACGGTCAAGGTTTCGCTCCGCATGGGCCGAAAACCGAATGGGACCCGAACGCCAAGTCGATTATCACATTGGAGTACGGATTCGCCGCCTGCGACAAGTCGACGAACCAGCCCAATGTCTTCTTTGATCCAAAATCGACAGAGAGCTTCACTGCCTACTGGTCGATTTGGGATCCTGCCAACGAACTCGGTTACCTGCCGCGGCGTGACGACACGATTCAAGCCGTAGCACTCGAGGCGGTCTACGAATATTGGAACGTCGACGGCAACAACGAGACCGTCGGCGGGCTGCCGATGCTCAACTGGAATTTTTGCTGCGTCTGGAATACGGACGCGCGACCGTTCCCGACATTCCCCGTCCTGAACAGCGCCTGGGGCGACACCGGAAACTGGGCTCAAGGTCTTTGGATTGGGACGAACCGCACTGTCCTCCCGCCACCCGCGCCGAGTCTATCGCCGACTGTTCCGGAATTCCCAACGCTCGCGCTCGGGCCGACTCTCTCATGGTCTGTCCACATCAAGCCGAAATTCAAAACGGAGATCGGTCAGCACGTCAGCGGGCGGGAGACGCGGACTCAGCAGTTTGCGAACCCTCATTTCGATGTCGACCTGACCTACGACTTACTGCGTACGGACGCCGCGCATTTCGAATTGCAGGCGATCGCCGGCTTCTTCGAACAGGCAACCGGAGAGGCCGCGTCGTTCTGGGTCGCGCCGCCCGGTCTATCCGCGGTCACTGGCCAGGGGATTGGAATGGGCGACGGCTCGAGGACGGTCTTCCCGCTGGTCGCGTCGATTGGTTCTTACGCCGGCCCAGTCTACGGGACATCGAGCGTTGCCGCGGTCTATCTAAACGGTGTCGCGCAGCCGAACGGATGGTCCGTATCAAGCGGATATCTACCCGAGATCACGTTCACATCGGCACCGGGCGCTGGCGTCGACATCGCGGCCGACTTTGGCATTCTTTGGCTCTGCCGGTTCGCGGAAGACGTACAGGACTTCGAGGAGTTTATGACGATGCTCTGGGCGCTCCGGACGGTTCGGCTTGTGACGGTTAGGCCGTGACATGGCCACACCGCCGTCGTTCCCAACGCTGGCTGGCCTCGGCTGGAGCGTCCACAAAAAACCAGTGTTTTCGACGCTGGTCGCGAGCCACGTTTCGGGTCGAGAAGTTCGCGACGCTCTCTATCAAAACCCGATCTGGCAGTTTGAGCTGACCTTCGACGCCCTGTCGTCATCGCCAACTTCCTATCCCGGAGCCGGCGCCAATTCGCTGCAGGCCCTCATGGGATTCTTCCTCCAAATGCAAGGGCAGTTCGGAACCTTCCTATACGCCGATCCAACTGACAGCACGGCGACCAATATGACCTTCGCCACCGGCGATGGAACGACCACGGTCTTCACCTTCAGCCGCTTTATGGGCGCGTTCCTCGAGCCGGTTGGCTGGGTGACGAGCATCTCGAACGTCTTTTTGAACAATGTCAATCAGCCGTCCGGTTGGTCATCGTCCGCGCCTAACTCTCTCGTGTTTGCAGCCGCGCCCGGCTCTGGCGTGTCGATTGCCGCAACTTTTAGCTATGCCTTCGAATGCCGGTTCGATTCCGACGACCAGGATTTCGAAGAATTCATGTCGAACCTGTGGCAGGTCGACAGCATCAAATTCAAATCGCTAAGGACGTCGTAACGCTCGGGCCAGTCCGCGGACGCTTGCGCAAAGACCTGTCGAAGTCGACGTGCCTTCGTCGCGGAGGTTTCGTCCCTACTTCCGGCGCTTCAGCGCTAACTCATGCGCGAGATCTGCAGAGTCGGCGCAGTCATCAACAGACGGATTGCCCCGTTCAATGGGCAGCTCGCGTCGCGTCGGACGAAGGCCTCCGATGACTGTCGCCGACGCCTTCTGGCGGGCGCCGCCGCGAAGAACTTCTCATAACCGGTTTCTGGACGCCTTTCTGGTCATGAAACAGACCGACACCACCGTCATCAGCCTCATCAACGCCGCCCGTGCGGCCCCGGACGCGCCACTCGCTTTCGCCGAGTGCTTCACCTTTATCACCACTACCGGCACGCAATACACTTGGACAAACGTCGACTACGATGTGAGTTTCAACGGATCCGTATTCCTCGCTAGTGGCCCACTCGTCGCCGGCCTCAAGTACAAGGGATCGATAGGCCTCGAGGTCGACAAGCAGCAGATTACTATTGCCGCCCGGCCGACGGATGTCGTCAACGGCGCGCCATTTATCATCGCCTTGCGTGACGGCGCATTTGACGGCGCCCCCGTCTTTCGCGACCGCGTCTTCATTTCCGCGCCTGCCGGGACTGTCGTCGGCGGCGTCCGTATGTTCCAGGGACGAATTTCGACGGTTGATAGCGTGGGGCGCACTCAAGCCACGGTGACGGTCGCGAGCGATCTCGTGATCCTTGATTACGACATGCCGAAGAATCTCTTTTCGCCGACCTGCTTGCATGTGCTCTATGACGCAGGCTGCGGCATCATTCGGGGAACCTTTTCGCTCGACGGAACGGTCGGCGCCGGCTCCAACTCGAACACAATCAACTTCTTGGGCGCGCGGGCGGGCGACGCTCAGGGCTCGCTCGTCTTCACTTCGGGCGCCAACGCCAACGTCCGCGCAACGGTCAGAAGCGTGAACGTCGGGACATCGTACTCCCTGATGTATCCACTCCCATTTGCGCCGACTGAAGGTGATGCATTCAACATGGCGTTCGGCTGCGATCACACACAGGCGACGTGCCAGGGCAAGTTCAACAATCTCATCAACTTCCGTGGTTTCCCGTACGTGCCCCCACCGCAGCTGGCGTACTAGACCCCGATCAGCAATGAAATCAGAACGCTTTTTTACGGGCGAGCCCGTTCCCGCGCCTGTTTTTGATAAGCCTGTGACACAACAATCGATTTTCGATCGCGTCGTGCGTCACTACCGCAAGCAGCGCCGCCGTTGCCCTGTAGAAGGTGAATGTCACTATCGCTTGAGCGATGACGAATGCTTCATCGGTCCGCTGATAGGCGACGAGCATTACGATCCTACCTTGGAAGGTCATCCCGTCCGCGAGCTCCTAAAGATCTTTGCGATGCCGATATGGTTCCGAATCCACGTCGATTTCATCGAGGAGCTGCAGCGAATCCACGACAACGAGACGAATTGGGTCGACGGAATCATGGATATGGTGCTCGAGATGTTCGCTGAGGATCACGATCTGAGGATGCCGGCGTGAGTGATGCTGAGCGCGCCACGGTGGTCGCCGAAGCGCGATCATGGATCGGTACGCCGTATCATCATGCGGCTGACGTCAAGGGACGAACTGGTGGCGTTGACTGCGCTCTCTTGCTCGTCCGCGTCTACTGCGACCTCGGTCTCGTGGAGAAGTTCGATCCGCGGCCGTACACACGCGATTGGTTCCTGCACCGCAACGAGGAGCGCTATCTTGGCTTCCTTCTGGCGCGCTCGCGCGAAGTATGCACGCCATTGGAAGGCGATATTGTTCTCTTTCGCTTTGGCCGCTGTTTCGCCCATGCCGGGATTGTGTCGAAGGCTGATCCGCTGATGATCATCCATGCTTTTTCTCATGCCGGACGGGTCGTCGAGGATGTCGTCAGGTCAAATCCGGAATTGGCGCCGCGGCTGAAGACGGCACGCTTCGCTAGCTATTGGGGCTGATCATGTTTTCTTCTGTCACCCATGACGAGCGCGTGGCGATGGCATGCCCAATTCTGTTGTTTTGCCTGCTGATCGGGTTCTCTCTGGGCCGCTCGAGTCGCTGACCTCATGGCATTTCTGCGCAGCAACAATAACGCCAAGCCTGATTACACCGCACTTCAGGTCCAGACGTCTACATCCATTCTGCCGGTCCCGATCGTGTGGGGGCAGAACAAGGTCTCGCCGAATCTGATTTGGTACGCCAACTTTCGTGCCTCCCCAGGAGGAAGCGGCAAGGGCATTGGCGGCAAGGGCGGCACGTTCGGCGGCAGCGCGGCAGCGTCCGCGGATTACACCTACTACGCAGACCTCATCATGGCCCTCTGCGAAGGACCGCTCTCGTCTCTTGGACCCTACGCCAACGGAATCGGATGGATCTGGAAGGATTTATCGGTCTACGTTCAGTTCGAATTGGGCTTGGGCTCTGCGCCGGGGGAAACGCCGCAACCGGTCTGGTCATATCTCGGCGAAACTGCGCCGTGGAACGCGCTGGCCTATCAGGGCACGGCCTATCTATGGGGTGCCGGTTACAATCTCGGCGACAGCGCCTCGATCGGCAACCACAATGTCGAGGTCTATGGCCCGCTCGCCGGAACCGGCGTCAATGGAATCGACGCCGACCCGGCCTTGGTGATCCAGGACTTTCTGATCAACGCGCAGTATGGGGCAGGGTTCAATCCCGCCTCGATCGATTCTGGATCACTGTTCACCAACCCAGATTCGTTCCAGAATTATTGCCGCGCGATGGGATTCGCCTTCTCGCCAGCGCTCGTTAGCCAGGAGCAGGCATCGAGCATTCTAACCCGCTGGCTGCAGCTCTTCAATTGCGCTGCGGTATGGAGTGGAGGTCTCCTCAAGTTCATCCCCTACGGGGACACCGCGATTAGTCAGGGCTCGGCATCGACACAGTCGACGCAGCTATCGGTGCCAATCCCGATTCAAGCTTCGTCGGGCGCGACGATCCCAGCCTTTGTCACCGTGGCGAGTGAGGCCGCCTTTGTCTCCGACGGCGGTGTTGACTATGCTTTCTCGAATTTTCCTTTCACTTTCATAGGGGCCGCCATCCCGACCGTCGCTGGTCAATACGGAATGGTTGTTCCTGGAACCTACATCTTTGCGGTTCCTGACGAGGGGAAGCCGATCGTCATTACCTATACGGCGCAGACGGTTGGCGGCTACATGCCTGATCTGACGCCGGTCTATGAGCTGACCGATTCAGATTTCATCGATGAGAAAGGCAACAAGGATCCGGTTCAGGTCGAGCGGGTCGATGTCTTCTCGCTGCCGACGATTCAGCGCGTCGAAGTTCTGAGCCGAGGCAACGAATATAGTGCGCTCCCGGTAGAGGCGCGCGACCAAAGTCAAATCGAGATCTTTGGGCCGCGTGTCGGATCGACGATCCAGGGACATGAGATTTGCGACGAGTTCGTGATCGGGCCGCTCGTTGCGCAGACGATCTTACAGCGCGAGCTCTATGTCCGCACGAAGTTCACATTCAAACTGTCCTGGGAATATTGCCTTCTTGATCCCATGGATATCGTGTCGCTGACCGATGCGAACCTTGGCCTGTCAAATTACCTGGTTCGGATCATTCAGATCGAGGAAGACGACAAGGGCCTGCTTTCATTCACCTGTGAGGAACTCGTCGCCGGCGTCTCCAACCCGGCCCTGAACCCGAGTGCGTCGTCAACAGGATTCCAGC